ATGGTATACAAAGTAATTGGCAACACCACAAACACCAATGAGAACAAACCCAAAGCAATGTGCATCGCCAAATCATTGGTCAACTTCGCTTCACTCCCTAGTACCGCCTTCGGGATTGCCAATAGAATGTCATATGCCTTTATTTCCGGGGCTTGCTTTGGCTTGCTGGCCACAAGGATACGATAAGCTCCGGCTTTCTCTGAGGCGGCGTTAAACACGGCCTGTTGGGCCTCTACTTGGCTCTTGTAACCTTCTCCCCTGGTCTTTTGCAATTCTTGCAGGGCGGTGAGGTAGTCCCGTGCCGTGGTTTCCTCGGTCTCTAGGGCCGTTAGCTGTCTATCGTCGGCTGTCAAGTTGGTTTGGTAGTCAAGCCCGACAAGGACGAACGAAACGGCCAGGAAAGCGGCTATAAGCTCACACATGCCCCATAGTAGAATGTTACCCTTGACCAAAGCACGGAAGCCGAACAAAACGAGGATGAATGCCATAGCAACGAAGCCAACCTTTTCCAAGGTTGACGGCCCCATAATCCAAAGAGACAGGCCGCAAAGGAACAGGCTGATGATGACACCACCCCAGATGGTGCCTTTGTCAATAGCCCAGTCACCTAGTTCTCCTAGCCTCTGATACCACTTCTTAGGCCTTGTCGTTTCAGTTGTCAAGGATTCCTTGACAGTTGGTTCCACCACCCTAACCCGTTCCTGATGCTTCGTGCGGTATTGGTTGAGTAGCGACTTTGCGTCATCGTCAGAAATCTTCAACGCCTTGGCCACCGTGTCGTATCGTGGGAGTCTGCCTTTCTTTTCACGGGTTAGCGTTAGGCGGTTTTCTATATCGTCGGTTAGCGTCATCCTTGTCTCCCTTGTGTCGGTTTCGGTTACTCCGTCTCACACTCATCCAAATACAACTTCAGAGCCTCAAGCAACCCCACCGCCTCGGCCCGTCGCGTCCTGAGTTCCTGATACCGTTCAGCCGGTAGCCCGTAAGCGGGATTCCTTCCATGAGCCTCCCACTCAGCCTTGCCACGGTTAATCAGCAAATCCGCATCCCGGCCCCACTTCTCGGCCTTCTGCCTCATTGTGGCGATTGCCTCATCAGTCATGTCATCGAAGTCGTCTTCGTCGTATTCTGTGCCGTCGATTTTGTAGGTCATCTACTTCTCCTTCTAAAAAAATCCCCCTCCCAGCCAACGGAAGGAAGGGGGTGCTACTGAATCCCCCATAAAGAGAGAGTCTGGGCCAAGGCTCACCACTCGGTTTACGTCCGAGAACGCCCCTCCCTAGGAGTTTAATACAGTCAAGATTGCCACGTGATCTTCTTCGGCAGTTGCCAAGTCATCGTAATCAGGAGAAAGGAACACTTGAAAACCGCCTTTCATGATAAAATTGTAGACGGTTGTTTCGGTGTAGTCTTTGCCTTTTCCCTTGGAGACTTTGACGGGCCTAATAGGTCCAATCCAAGTCAACTGTTTGACCACAACAATTCCACCGTCTTTATCTTCAAAAAGATTCATTCACGTTTCCTTTCCCACGGTAACCGCCGTGGGTCGGTTAGTTAATCAAAATCCAGGAATATCGTCTTCGTAAGCCGCTTTCCCATCAGTACCGACCGGAGGAGTGTAGGACGTAGGCGAAGAGGTCGGCGGGGTGGCCTTCGCCAAGTTCCCACCAGCCGTAGGGACCGAGGCAATCGGCTTCCATCCGGTGATCTTGTTCTTCGGTTCGTAGCCGGGCGACGAGTCAATCCCAAGCCGCACAATCAAAGGCTTGTTGTGCAACTGCGAAGTGTCCCGCAGATCGGTAACCCCGACAGCCGCCTTGATTGCGGCCAGTTCACGCTCCGCAATTTCCTTGGCCTTGGGGTTCGCGTTCCAGAGGTTGAGGATGGTGAAGAGCGTACGGTTCTTGTACTGCCCGTCGATGACCTTGATGGAAAGACTCAGATAATCCCCGTTGCCACTCTTGGCACTCTTGACCTCGTCTTTGGTAATGACCGCAGGATAGTCGCCAATGGGCAACGGTTCAAAGTCTCCGCTAGGCTCCGCATTCGTGTTAACACCGTTCAGTGATGCCATCTTAGTAGTCCTCCATGATTTCTACGACCGATTCAAACGTCTCTCCACTTTTCCCCGCATCGTATGCCATCTTCAACAAATAAGGAATACTGTAGACGTCAGAAAAGTCCCGACTAAGATTAGCGTCTTCAGGTTCTCCGTCATAAAAAGACAGTTCCTTAGACTCGGCATTAGTAGAAACCTTGAACTCAACCAGACCCCGATAATCTCTCCTTTCAATGAGTTCATCGGATGGGTTAACTTGGATAACTTTCATCATTTCCCTCCTAGGAATTGTTCAAACGGATTGCAAGACAGGTCGAAAGGCAACTCGGCGGTAATACCGAAGCGGTTCTTTCCAACATTCGCCGGGGTGGCGTGACACGAAATTACCCGCCGTCCGGTCCCGGTGGCCCGCTTCGATTCTTCGCCAACGTGGAATTGTTCAAGTTTCAGGAACGCCACAAGATCCACGTTGTCCACATACGGCTGAACGCACTTCGCATTCATGCGGAGCGTGGCCCTCATGTAACTGTCCATCTCGGGGCTGTCCACGGTTTCGAGGGTTTCGTGAGCCAAGAAAATCACGTTCATCTCGCGCTCTTCGGACAACAGTCCGCACAACTCGCGGATCTCGCGGTGTACGTTGGCAACGTAAGACCACCCGTTACCGTAGCCGCCAAACGCCTGATTCATCCCCTTGGCCTTCGGGTCAGCTTTCAGAACCTCGGCTTGAATCAAGGTGTCAAGCTGGGTTACAGAGTCCAAGACTAGGGTGCGCCTCCCGTGCTTCTCGGTCCGAAGGCTATTGATAGCTTCCTTGACCTGTTCGCTCGTCGTGGCAATCGGGAACTGCGCCACCTTCTTGATGCTGAACCCCGGATTCAGACGCTCCAAGACTTGCAAACTCCCCGTGCCGTCCTCTGTTCGGATGAACACGGGATCGGGAAACAGTGCCGCAAGACTGGTTTTCCCTAGCCCCGGCGGTCCTACGATAGTCCCGATAAGTGGTCTGGTCGCTGGCGACATCAAAGCCGCCACGTTGAAATTCATAGATCCTCCTTTCTTCTGATCTTTTATTTACAAAATATACGCTTCGGCTTCTTCACGGGTAATGAAGAAATGAATCCCGGTTGAGCATTCATTCCAGCGGTTGTCGTCCCACTTATTCGCTACAACCTTAGCACCAGCGCGGTACTCAGTCTCTCCATCGTGACTAGAAATCCCGACATCAGAACCGTCAATACTAATAACCTCGGCCCATTCGGCGCGACACTTTCGGCCAGAAGCATTAGAGCGTTTAGCTTCCATCGGTATCTTGAGTTTGACAATACAAAAGCCGCCATTACCGCCACGGCATTTCTTGTATCCAATCAAGTCGCCTTCGGGAGTGATTGATGTCATGGAAAATGCCGTCGAGGCATTCAAAGCCCCGGAGAGGTTGGCACCGAGAGGTGGCCGGAGAGGTCGGCCCCGGAGAGGTCGGCCCCGTAGAGGTTGGCCCCGGAGAGGTTGGCCCCGTAGAGGTTGGCCCCGGAGAGGTTGGCCCCGGAGAGGTTGGCCCCGTAGAGGTTGGCACCGTAGAGGTTGGCCCCGGAGAGGTTGGCCCCGTAGAGGTTGGCCCCGGAGAGGTCGGCCCCGGAGAGGTTGGCCCCGGAGCCCCCTTCCTCATCCATGATCCACTTCTTATGCTTCGCCAGGATCTCACCGAGTTCCTGAACAGTGTAAGTCTTCATACATACTCCTTTCTACCACAGACCCCGCATCTGCTGGGTTTCGTCCTACCGGGGATCTCCCGGCGGACTCTTCAGTGTGGGTTATTCCTTGTACGGCTTGACAGTGTATTCAAGGCTTCCTTCGATACCGTAGGTATAGCAGTAGTCTTGAACATCAACTGTTCCATCTGAGACATCTTTGCGGAGTTGGCGCATCTCACTAATGCCGTCAACCTCAATAATCGTTTCCTCAACCCTGCGAATGATAACTTTCATCTCTTCAATCTCCTATTACCCTAATACTAACCCCTATCTGGTAACGTGTAAAGCATATCTTTGTACAATTTATCCACACTCCGCGATACCCGAGGAAGACACCATCCGCACCACGCCAACAAAGATTCCTGATTCGGTACACTAGTCAGATTGCCCCAGACTATCGGGGCAATCGACTCCACAAAGTCGTGCATCGAAGGCGACAGGACCGCGAACCGTGCCGGGTCAAGGTTGTCGTACTCATCCGGGAATATGTGGTGTACCTGAGCCGTCTTCAGGGTCAACTTGACCCCCGAGAGTTGGCACTTCAAGCCCCGTGTCCTTAGCAGTTCCTCCCGGAAGCGTTTCCATGCCACCGTCTGCCGGAAGGTTGTTTTTTCTTTGGAGGTCATGAAGCACTCCTACAATCGCCGCCCCTTGCTTTCCTGCCTTGCGTTTGTCTGCAAGGGCGGCGTTTCTGGCTTTGGTGGCCCAGTGGTTCAAAGCTCCATACTCCGGCGTTCCTTTGCAATACGATCACAAAGTCCGGGGGCCATGATTCGACATACCCCGTATTTCTTGTCCATCCATTTTTGATACTGCTCTGCATCATGGCCAAGCTCGCGGGCTTTTCTTTTTGAAAAGCCAAGATCCATAATCTTTTTTTGATTGGTTTTCATCTTATTCCCCGGTGGCTTTGGCGATGATGCTCATCGCTTTTGTATATTGGTCATCCTCCCAATCCCAGTTCCCAGCATCTCCACTTGCCCTAAGACTTTCCATCCATTGTGTGCAAGCTTGCAACGCCTCCAAAAGCTCCGGGGCGGCGGCGATGAGGTGGGCGTTTGCCAGACACTTCTCATGTGATTCGTTGAAATCTACGTGATCTTCATTTCCGTAAACCGTGGCCAGCCCTTCCCACTTTCCATATTTGAAATCTTGGTCGCCGTTTGGCGCGTCAACCCAAACCTCATGACCGTCCTTCCACTTCCCAACCTTCCACGGTCCCTTCGTGTAACTCATTCCTTCCTCCTCATGTATTCCACAATCGCCGCACCCTGCTTTGCACCTTTGTGCCGATCACTCTGCGCCTCGTTCATCTTTTTCTTTTGGTAGAAGTGGGGGGTCATCGCTGAAACTCATTATCATAGCTAACAAAGCAATATGCGGCATTTGGAATATTACTTTCTCGCATGATCCAACCACCTGGAACCCTGGTGACAATCCATTGTTTCGATGTTTTACCAGTACGAATTGCATCGAAGACATATTCTTCTCCAAGTTCCATCTCATAAAGATACATCCATTCTTTCATATCACCCCCATATCCTTCTAATAATCTCTTTCAAGCTTCGCCATGCGGTGAAGCCGTGGTATCCTTTGTTTAGTCGTTTGCGTATAGTACTGGTTTGATCGTTTTCACTTTATCACCTGCTTAACCATGTTAGCATCCTGCCACAACTCTAAAACGAAATCACGCTCGCAGGCGTAGCACGTGAACGGTATCACCACACCGTGTTCCGGGTGACTCCATTCATCCGCAGGACCGTCAACGAATCTAACATCCTTCCGCAACAGAACCTCACGGCTAGAACACTTGGGGCAAATCAAAATATATCCTTCCTTATGTCCTTACCTATCTCTCCAGAGTTTCCATTGCTTGACTGCACCACCACAACGGGGGGATCGGGCACTCCCACGGGCACTAGCTCGTCTTCGTCGCTATGACGGGCCATGACAATATCTCGCGCCACACGGTGAGCCTTTCTTACCATCTTTCCCTCCTTTAGATTAACCGATGTTTCGTATCCTAGATCCTTGCAAACCTTAACCAAAATGTCCTTGAACTGTCTTCCAGCCCTAGACGATTCCCCATAGTATTTCTCGGCCACCTCTTTAGGATTTATCCACAAGAAATCCTCAGACGGCCTAAGGGATGACACACGCGAAACCTCGATTCCTAAAACAATCTCCCGTAGGAAATCACCGTCGTTTCCGGTATCAATCGCGGCAGACCGCTTGACCTCGAAGAAGTCATTCAATTCCTTATCAATGAGGATTTCCTTGAAGTCTCCCCGCATAATCAGAGATTGAGCATACTCAAGATAGTAACCCCACACTTGCTTGATTATTGACTGGTCATCGAAAAGGTCGGGGTGGATTTGGTCGACGTGAACAGGAAACCATCGGCGGTTACCCGAGAAGTCGCGCAAGAAAGACTCGGTGTTGCTGTTGCCGATAAAGAAGAATGACCGCTTGAAATCGACAGAACTCTCTTTGTACTTTGGCACCCAACTGTCAACCTTTTGTGTAACAAATGACTTGACCGATTCGGCGTCTGTCTTTCTCCACAATGACATTTCGCCAAGTTCCACCACGATCTTACCACACATAAGACGAAGAGAATCCGGCGACCCAAGGGCCGAATGCTTATTGCCCATGTCAACGTACATATCATGACTAGTGGCCAGATACTCACAAAACCTAGTCTTCCCAATTCCCTGCTTTCCACACAACACGGGAACAATCTCGCTAGGGTACGGTTGGCCAAGATACGATGACACAATATGGACTGCGGTTGAACGGAAAAACAGACTCCAGAACTTGTTATAGTTCTCTTTATCCTGCGGCGTGGTGTATTTGAAATACTCTAGCAATTTCGGCAACGGGTCCGCCGGGGTGGAATATTCCATCATCTTCTCAACCCACATTTTAACTGAGTTGACCGTGTTCCCCGGACGAGAAAGAACCATCCCCAAAATGTCGTCGCGGGTGTTCCTAGACAGGTTCAGCCCGTAGGTTCCGCCCCTCTTGAGAATGGCTATCTTAATGTCGTCAACGCTCTTGTAGACAGAAGAATGGTGGATCTTCCCGGTAGCTTCGTCGTATTTGACAAGATCCTGAAAGTCCGTATCCAGCTCAATCATCTCCATCAACACGCGCGTGTCGCCCTGCGGCAGAGCCCCCCGCTTATCCGCAAAGTCTACCCTGAGCGCGTTGGCACAAGCCGTGACCATCTTCTCATGCTCGTTGTAATCTCTGATCCGTCCGTTAGGTACGGGTTCCAAATTGGAAAACCTTATCCCCTTTGACAGAATCTCAGGCAATGCCATAGGACCACCTTACAATAAAAAAAGCACTTTACAATGGCCCAGGATGGTTAGTCCTGGTTCGACCTGACGGGGTCTACCATTGCAAAATGCTCTTGCAGAAAGTTTCGGACGTCACCCCGAAAGTCCAAGGTGACCACCCTCGAACTCCCCTAAATGGTAGCGTAGCTCGTCGGCTTTGTCAATATCACACTGAAAAAGGTAGCGTAGGTCGACCTACGCTACCGCTACGCTACCGCTACGCTACCAAGTTTTTCTTTTTCTAATTCTATACTACATAACACTATGAGAGATATATAGGTAGTAAGGTAGCATAGGTAGCGTAGATATATGGGGTAAAAGTATTAGTAACCCCATGTTTTTAAGACGATGTATAGATGGCATAAGGATATAGCAAAAACAGTACCCTTTAAAATATGCTCTCCTGTAAAAAGTTTCAAAATAGCTACGCTACTGCGCTACCTACGCTACCAGCCTGTTTTTTGACCGTTTTACGATTCTCTGCGATTCCCCAACATTCCCCTTGACACCCTATCCGGTTGGTAGTATGATGGAAACAGATAGGAGATAGAGAGATGACACTAGATCGGCAAATCGACATCAACGAATCGAGACACTTCAACGCAGACCAGCGGGCTTGGGACAAGATGGGCGACCAACTCGACACAATTGACCGATACGGGATGATTGGTCAGGTGATCCGCAACGGCAAGACGGTGTTCTACTTCAGCCCCACCGGAAGCAAGTCCTACTTTGAAAGCCCGAGAGAATCAGAAGTCAAGGCTTTCATCATGAGGAATGGCTGGGCATGACAAGAAAATTAATAGACGCCTGTAAAAGGGCGTCGGCCTTATCGCAAAGGCACCACAATGCTATTGAAGAAGCAGTTGCTATTTTCAAAGAAGTGTTTGGTGTTGAACCCGATGAAGATTGTGCATTTATGAATTGGATTCATTACGGGGAGATTCCAGAAGATGTTGAAACTATGAATGAGGCACAAGGATGAGTGACACACAAGACAAGTTCACCGAACACCAACGCAAAGCCGGACAGTCCAAGAGTGCAAAGAAGGCTCAGGCGGCGCGGGAGAATTTGGAGAAGGCTAGAGAGGCGAAGAGGAGGGCTAAGGAGATTGAAAATGAAAGCAACTAAAAGAACGGTCACTTTTACCATTGAAGTGTTGTCTATGGATTCTGTCTTGGGAGTGTTGCAAGATGCAATCCAACAAATTAATACGGAGAAGCCATCTGGAAATCTACATTACGAAGACGGAGACGAAATAACATGGAAAGTTGTTACAAAAGAAGTTGAGTTTTAAAAAGGAGAATGGGGATGAGTAAGGCATTAACGTTTGAAGAGTTCAGAAAGAAAGCCATGTCTAAAGTTGGTGTTGACGGACGAGAATATTGGGACGCCGCCCGACTCGGCATGATACCCGAGGACGAGGCGGTGCGGATTCCTGATGTTGGTGAGTGGCCTAAGGATACGACTGGGATTGCATGGTACTGGACGTACATGAGTGAAGAAGAGGAGCGTTCAAACGGTGGATTCGATGGATTCATCTCTCGACCCACCCCATCCTGGACTCCTAAGGTTGGGGATGCGGTTTTCTTTAAGTCAATTGGCGACATTAAGCACATTGGTATTGTTCAGGAAGTGACGGTTACTCAGGTTGTTGTTGCTTATGATTCAATGCTGATTCCGATGTCGCTTGAAGCCGTCAAACCATTTTCCGTTGAAGCCATCGGCAAACCGTGGGGGGAAATATGAGTAAATACACCACCGAAGACATCCGTCGGCTTGTGCCGGAGGCTACCGAAGTTGATAGCGTCAACGGCATTGTTGCTTTCAGGGTAGACGGACTTTGGTTTAGTGAACGTAACAAAATGTGGAAGATCCTTGTCGAGACACGGGCACAGTTGGAAGTGGCTGTGGAGGCGTTGAAACAGATCGGCAACGGCGGCAACGGGCAAGGCGACATGGCCTTTGAAGCTTTGAGCAAAATAGAGGAGATGCAGGATGAGTGATTTTACCAAGGAACTTGTGGCGGCGTTGAAGCAACACCATGCCAAGGTGGTTCACACGATGCAGATTCCAAACAACTGCCCAACGTGCGCCCTCATCCTCCGCGCCGAGCAGACGCCCGTGCCGAGTGGGCGGGAGTGGATTATTTCGGATGCTCAACTGCGGGAACTTTGGAACGCCGCAAAAGAACATCATGACAATGAGTATGCACTTGACCTCGGCGAGAAGACTGCCTTCATGAAACTCCGCACCGCACCCCAGGCCACCATGCCCACACAAGGGTACTCGCGGGAGCAGATGAGGGAGTCGATGGACGCCGCATTTGAGTGGTGGGCAAACGGCGGGGATTCGCAAGATGGCGAGTCCTTTGCCAAGTTTGAAGAACGCTACCTCGACACCATCACCGAAGGAGGGAAATCGTGAAGTGTGAATGTATGGACCTCGGCCCCGGTGGATACGGTCAACAACCTTGCGACATTCCCGCCACAATCACGCTGATTCGGCGTGATACGGGAACGACTCGCAATGTCTGCAAGCTTCATGCGCCGCACTTGATTAAGCCCACAAGGCACATTGATTCCCCGCCGTGGGAAGTTCTAGAAGGAGGGAAATCGTGAGTGATCTGAAACCGTGCCCGTTTTGTGGGAAACAGCCCAAGATCAATTCGTGGTATCCAAACATGGGAGGGCTACCTTCCTTGGCCGACATTGCTGAGAGTAGGCCGCCGACTGGCTACGATCTTCAATGCAATCAAAGTCACGTCGGGCCACACCATAGGCACCATGTCTACGTCACTGCTGACACAAAAGAACATGCCATCGAATTCTGGAACACCCGAGCCCGTGACGCCGAGGTTGCTGGGTTGCGGGAGGCTTTGGCCGCGATGAACAACACATGGATGTGCAATGTCGAATGGCACGACTGGGAGCCGTCCGTCAAGATGGCTAAAGCCGCCCTCACCGCAAAAGCCACGCCGCAAGTGGTGGGGAGTTGCGGATGGAGTCAAGACGAGTGGTCCGAGTCGTGGTCTGCCGGGTGTGGATGTGAGTGGGTGTTTCCCGATGGTGGCCCGGCTGAAAACGGCATGAAGTTCTGCCCATCGTGCGGAAAGCCCGTAAGCCTCCCCGCACCACCGACCAAAGGAGCAAGTCTTGAAAAGCCGTGAAGCAATGTATGCACGAAAAACACTGGTGGCAAAATTAATGGCCGAGGCAAATAGACCGCTGATCGAGGGCCCAACGACTGTCGGTGCAGTTGAGTTTCGCAGGGATCAATACGGGCTAAACGATTCAGAGTGGGCAACGGTTCTAGGGATGACTAGGGGCCATTACTGCGATTTCAAGCATGGCAACAGGTCACTACCTCTATCTGCAATGGTACGTGCGTTTGCTCTTGGTGTCCCGGCAGAGTGCCTTTTTCAGATTGAGCCGACCAAAGGAGCAAGCCGTGAGTGACGAAGCATGACTACCTTGAGTCTGTGTGGCTCACTTGCAATCCTACGAAATATGGAAAGGAATAAATAATGGAAACACTTGAGCAGTTGCTCGAACGGCACGTAGATGAAATGCAAGGCGTGGTCGGAGAGTACATTGACGTGACCGCAAAGCGTCACCACGACGAATCGGTGGCGTGGGACCGTGCAAACGTTGATAGCCAGATTGTCGGATGGATCGCGGTGGGGGAGAGATTGCCGGATAGCCGTCAGCACGTGATTGCGTTCTACACGAACGAACACGGCAAAGGACGCACTTCTGTTTGTCAGTACATCGCACACGCGACGGTTCTTGCCGAGGACTTTCTATCTGACGACGCCGAAGGGTGCGACGTATACGACGAGGAAAGGGATTGTTATTGGGTCGATTCTGGATGGTGGGAAGCGTCGTGGGAGGCCGAAACAAATTGGAGAATCACTTCCACGGTCACCCATTGGCAACCGCTTCCCGATGCACCGGGGGGGAAAGAGTGAGAGCCTACTTCTTCCCGCGAAAGATCCTTTGCGGACGCGAAGGGGATAGGGGAACAACCCCATGCCCACACGGCGGCAGAGTTGACCCTCCTGAGGGAAAGTGGCCTGAGCGCCGTTGGAGTGGTACCATGGTCGGATCAGACTGTTGCTACGCTTGCCCGTTTAACAAAAGAACAGAATGGAGCTATGTTTTGTGCTCAAGGAGAAAGGACTAATGCCACGATACAAAGTATACACCGATGAAGAAGCCGCAAAGAAAATCCGCGAGTCAAAGCGAGAATGGGCCAAACGAAACCCTGATAAGATCATCGCAAAACGAAAACGCCAAGACGAACGCAAGAAACTAGCACGTAACGCACCGATTACCGAAAAGGTATGTTCCGTTTGTGGCCTCGCCAAGGCCCTTACAGCGTACCCGAAGCGCGGACCCGGTATCGGCAACACTTGCCTAGTCTGCGACCCGCCACAGACCCGGGAACAGCGGTTAGAATCGAAACGGGAGTCAGCCAAGCGGTACCGCGAGATGTATCCTGACCGAATCAAGGAATCTGGACGCAAAAACGAGGAGAATCGCAGGCTCAAACGCATTGCCGCAGGTGCCAAGCCGAGGGACCGTGCGCCTAAACCCGCGACCCCGAAGCCCGTTAAGGTTCAAGTTCGTCGGCAGAACCCGTTCCCGCTTGAGAAGGTACCCAAAGAAACCACGTTCACTCCGGGTGGATTCGTCAAACGTGCCATCGCCGATGGATGGTCGATAGTCTGCGGTTACGGTGAGTTCTCGGGTGGTATGATTGCGTTCATCAGGTTTCCGCTTATCATGTACATGCGGACCAACGGCTTGAAAACCTATGGGGTCTTGTGCGATGATAGCGGAGAGAGGTATCCTAGAGTGCATATGGCCGAGAGTGCGGCGAAGAGGGTGTGGAAGTGAGTAGCTGTAGATTGAAAAGCAAATGGAGAGCAAATGGCTAATCCTGCATGGGTGGCTGGAAAATCGGGCAACCCAAACGGTAGACCAAAGAAGGGTACTGCCCTTACTGATATTCTCAAAACCCTGCTAGACAAACCATCTAGCGATAATCCAGACGCTCCGAAGATCAAAGAAGCCGTAATGCAGAAGCTAGTCAATCTTGCATTGGAAGGTGACATGGTGGCCTTGAAGTATCTCACAGACAGAATTGATGGGACGCCGACTCAGGTTATTGAACAAGACTTGAACGCCGAGATTGGCGTCATCAACGTCGGACTGCCCAAGTTCCTGAAAGAAGACAAATGACCAAGGTGGACTGGTCCGGGTTAGACGAGTGTACCAATGATGCGTATAAACCGATGTACCAAGATTGGAATCGGTTTAACGTCATCTACGGCGGGTCGGGTTCTGGAAAGTCTGTATTCATCGCTCAACGGTTTGTCTTCAGGCTTCTAAACGTGCAAGGGTATAACCTTCTGGTCACCCGTAAATATGCCGTGACAAACCGTTTCTCAACCTTTGCACTGATCAACCAAGTCATTGCACAATGGAACATGGAGAGCCTATTTACCGTCAACAAATCAGACATGACCATAACGGCGGTCAACGGTAATCAGGCTTTGTTTCTCGGCCTTGACTCCCAAGACAAGATCAAGTCGATCACCTTCAAGACGGGTATCCTTCAAGCGGTGTGGCTCGAAGAGGCCAACGAGTTTGAAGAGGACGACTTGACGCAACTCGACTTGCGCCTTCGTGGTATGTCTGAGATCCCGTTTCAAATCACCGTGAGCTTTAACCCTGTCTCGGCCTTTCACTGGCTTAAGACGTACTTCTTCGACCGTCCGATCAACAGTTGTACAATCCTCAAGACAACCTACCTCGATAACAAGTTCGTTGACGAGGCTTACAAAGAACGGCTCAACGCCCTCACGGGAACCGCAAAGCAAGTCTATGCCCTTGGTGACTGGGGTGTGACCGAGGGGCTGGTGTTCAAGGAGTTTGGTAAATCTCCCATTCCAGAGAACGCCAAGCGCTACGGCTTCGGGCTTGACTTCGGGTTTAGCTCTGACCCTGCTGTCTTGGTTGACGTTTGGACCCGTGGCGATGAGATTTACCTTGACGAGAAGATCTATCAAACCGGACTGACCAACGCCGACCTGTCGGCCTTGATGAAAGGGCTGTCGATTCCTACCACGGCGTTTATCGTCGCCGACTCATCGGAGCCGAAGAGTATCGAAGACTTGCATAGGTCGGGATGGAATATTCACCCGGCTAAGAAAGGTCCCGACTCGATACGCTTCGGCCTTGACTGGATGATGAGCCGTAGGATCTTCATAACCCCGGAATCACGTAACCTCATGAAAGAGTTCTATTCGTACACTTGGAAGCAGGACAAGAATGGAAAGTGGCTACCTGAACCAGTTGACGCTTTCAATCACGGCATTGATGCCGCGCGGTATCTTTGCATGAGGATTGCAGGGGACAACTCAAAGCCCGTCCCCAAAGTCATCCCCCTTGCCACGGCGTCGAGGTGGTAGGATGAAACTAGAGTGGACATTCGATTCAATAGACTATGGGAAGTATGACGTTATCGTGGTGCAGACTCGAAAGGAGATGATTGAAGAGATTCTAAAGGTACAGGATACTTGCATTGATTCGCCAATGGGATACACTAGCAAAGACCAGGAAGTGCCGTTTGTTTTGTTCAACCTTGACGACTTTCTAGAGTATGGAGACTTCATACCTTGGCATGAAGCTGGTCACCTTGCTTTCAGTCTTCTTCGTAAGCTGGAATACGATTGGGAAAGCGAGGATCAATTTCTGTACTTACAAAGACAGTTGTTTGATTCTATTGCAGAATGCTTGTATGCTACGCTTGCTGAGTGTAAGGTTGAAGGTACTACCTTGTAATACTTTGAAAGTGGGTTTACATTACACTACGTTGGGTGGGTGGCTTCCCGGTAGTCAACACGTGGCCCCGGTGGAACGGGGCAACCCTGAAAAGGAAGTGACATGAACAACTATCTAAGCCAATCAAACGTGGCCGAGCTTAGCGAAAGACTCAAGAACCTTACCATTGAATCTGTCGGCATTGATGACAGCAAGGCCAATGACTTCCTTGTCGTTAATTTCACCGATGGTTCTAAGCTCAGACTAGAATACGATTGGATTTATGGTTATGAGGTAACGCAATGAAACAAACCGCAAGACTCAAAGCAATCCACGCACAAGCACTGAAAGACTTCGATGAGATCCAGAACGCCGTCCAAGACGAGCGCATGATGTGTCTGCAAGACCGTCGATTCTGTTTCATTCCCGGCGCTCAGTGGGAAGGTTCTCTAGGTGAACAGTTTGAGAACAAGCCTAAGTTCGAAATGAACAAGGTGGCAATGGCGGTCACCCGTGCTATGGGCGAGTCTCGCAACAACCCTGTTACCGTGCGCTTCGTCTCGAAAGACGGGGCCAAGTCAGACCTTGCCGACATCTGCAACGGTTTGTTCCGTGCCGATGAACAGGACTCCCGTGCGATTGCGGCGTATAACAATGCATTTGAGGAAGCAATCAGCGGTGGTTTTGGTGCGTACCGTTTGCGTACCGAGTACGAGAACGAAGAGGATGAGGATGATGACCGCCAGAGGATTAGGATTGAAGCAATCTATGACGCCGACTCTTGTGTGTTCTTCGACCTTGGGGCGAAGGATCAGGAGAAGGCCGATGCGAAGCAGTGTTTTGTTTTGACTTCTATGACCCCTGAAGCGTTCAAGGAAGAGTACGGCGTTGACCCGGGATCATGGGATAAGACTGTAAATAACACTGAGTTTGACTGGTACTCGCCGGACCTCGTGTACATTGCCGAGTACTACAAGGTGGAGCAGAAGTCAGAAACCATCCGGGTGTTTAAGAACCTTCTCGGCGAGGAAGAGAAGTTTTCGCAGGAAGAGTTTGACGCTTCTGTGGAAGACATTGACGAGGCTATTGAGGAAGGCGAAAGCGTCCCGATGGGCCTCGAGGCCGAGCTGTTTGCTATGGGATACGTCGAGCTTCGGAGCAAGACGGTCAAGCGCAAGAAGGTCCACAAGTACATTCTCTCAGGTCAAGAGGTGCTAGAGGACTGCGGGTACATCGCCGGGAAGAATATCCCTATTGTCCCTGTGTACGGTCAACGGCGGTTCATTGACGGCGTGGAACGGATGCAAGGTTTGGTCCGTAGTTCTAAAGACGCTCAACGCTTGAAGAACATGCAAACGAGCAAACTCGCAGAACAGTCGGCCATGAGTTCCAACGGTGTGCCGATCTTCACTCCTGAGCAGATGGCGGGGCATACCGAGATGTGGCGGGACATGAACCTCAACAGGTTCCCCTATGGCTTGATCAACACAATGACCGACCAAAACGGCAACCCGATGCCAGCCGGACCTATCGCTTACACTCAGCCCCCGCAGATTGCGCCGGCGCAGGCGGCTTTGCTCCAACTGACCGACCAAGACATGAAAGAGATGCTTGGTGTTGACGCTAACCAAGACAAGGTACTGTCGAATATCAGCGGCAAGGCCGTCGAGCTTCAACAGGTGGCCCGTGACGTTTCCTTGCTCATCTACTTCTCCAACAACGCCGAGGGACGCCGCCGTGGTGGTGAGATTTGGTTGGGAATGGCGAAGGACGTTTACGTTGAGGATGACCGGGAAATGAAGTCCATCGGGACTCAGGACCAAGTGACCACCGTCAAGCTAGGTGGTTCGACTATCGACAAGGGTGTTGCCGTTGCCGAGGTTGACCTTACTGAGGCCGACTTTGACGTTGCGGTTGAGGTTGGGCCGGCTTCCAGTTCCAAGCGTCAGGCCGTGCAGAAGCTGATGATGGAAATGTCGTCACTTCCCAACATGGACCCCGACACGGCCCAGGTACTTCAATTAACCGCCCTTCAGAATACCGAAGGCGAGGGCGTGGCCGACGTGCAGGAGTTTGCCCGCAAGAAGCTGGTCCAGAAGGGTATCGGCAAGCCTACCGACGAGGAAGCTCAGGCGATGGCCGCGCAAGCTCAACAGCCCGATCAACAACAGGAAGCCTTGCGTGCCATGGCTAACCAAGCCGACGCCGAAGCTACGAAGGCAAGGGCCGATGTGGTCAAGGCGATTGCCGAGACTGAGAAGATCAAGGCTCAGACCATGGAAATCATCGCCGGTATCGAGAATGACGCCGACGAGAAGACGGTGCAGATTATCGAACGGCTTAGGGGTTTGGTCGGTGGACAGCCGACCATCCCTACCATTTCCCAACCAACTACTCAAACCCCGGCGGTATAGCCGAGTGAAGTTTAAGCAAGGAGAACAAGATGCCAGAGGAAGATAACCTGGAACTTGAGGATGAGGTGATCGAAGACGAGGTGACCGACACTCCAGAGGAAGTGATCGGCGACGAACCCGAGGAGCAAGACGTTATCCTTTTGGAAGGCGAGGAACCTCCCAAGGAAGAGGAAGTAGAGGAACACAAGGAAGCCCCCAAGTGGGTCAAGGAAGTCAGGGAACGAAACAAACAACTGAAACGGGAACTGGCCGAGGCTAAGGCGTTGATCGAACAAGGCAAGACGCAACCGAAGCAAGAGGACATTGGACCGGAGCCGGACCTTGCCGACCCCGATGTTGAATACGACAAAGACAAGTTCAAGAAGAAGCTCTTGGAATGGAACGCGAAGAAACTGAAACTTGACGAGGTACAGAACAAGGTAAAGGCTGAACAAGAGGCGGCGGCTAAAGCGTGGAATGACAAAGTAGCAAGCTACGACAAGGCCAAGAAGTCGCTACGGGTGGCCGACTTTGACGACGCCGAGGAAGCGGTGAAGGAACTGTTTACCCGAGAACAGCAGTCGATTATCCTCGACGGTGCAAAGAGGCCCGAGGAACTGATCTATGCTATCGGCAAGCGTCCCGAGTTGGCTAAGAAACTGGCGGGCGAGAAATCATTGGCACGTTTCGCTATGGAAATCGGCGTATTGGAGACTAAAATCATGAGTACACGCAAAGAAGCGCCCGCACCCGAGAGAGTTGTCCGGTCAACCGGAGGAAGCCCCATTTCGGGGTCAAAAGCCGCTATTGAGAAGGAACTTGAGAGGGCCAGGGCATCCGGTGACTATAACAAAGTGCTCGAACTCAAGCGTAAACTGAATAAGTAATACAAAATCCTAAGGAGGATTGCATGAAAGATGATATTTCGACTGAGGCCATGATCCAAGAAAGAGGGTTGAATGCTCCGAGATTAACCCCGGAACTTATTGACTCCGTAATTGTCGATGAGACATACACTATTCTTCCTAGTGGGAAGGTAATGGTATGTGAGTTGACACTTAAAAATGGCTTCACTGTCCGTGGCGACGCGGCTGTAGTCAGCAAGGCCAATTTTAACGAGGAAGTTGGTAAGAAAGTGAGCAGAGAGAACGCTAGGGGGAAAGTTTGGGAGCTTGAGGGCTACCTTTTGCAAGAAAGATTGTCAAAGTAATACAAAATCATACCTTGGGCTTTACAAATGGCCCAAGGTGGTTTACATTTTCATCAGGCGTCGTCCCTCCTTTATGGGATAGTGATTACTTCGCGTTAAAAGGTGTCCATCCGGCCTTCTGGATGAGTTGTTTGTGTCGGTGCCTAGCGCCGTCAAGTTCAATTCTGTCTAAGGAGGCCAATCATGGCCAACTCTCTTGCGAAAGACCTCGAACTCATGTTTGAGAACTACATTGAAGGTTATGACGCCGCTTGCGTTATCTCCAAAGAAGCCGATACTTCTTATCCCGATCCCAAGTTGATGCAACGTGCGGGCGATTCGTTCTATCGCCGCCAGCCCTTCAACGCTTCGGTTGTGACCGGACTCGACATCTCCGCCTCTGCCTCGACCGACGTGATTGACCGCTTCGTCGGTACGACTTTCCGCACCCCGGATAACGTCAAGTTTGTCTTGGATGCCAAGGAAATGCGCGATCCGACCTACCTGAAGAAGCAGGGTACTGCCGCCGCGCGCCGCCTTGCCGCCGAAGTCGATAAGAACCTGTACGCCGACGTTGGCGCTCAGGCTTCCATCTTCGTCAAGAAAGTCGGTGCGCTGACTTGGGACGATGGCGCTCAGGCTGAGGCTTTGATGCTTTCCGCTGGCATCGGTGGCGGTCGTCAGCGCAAGATGTTCCTCAACCCCTTCGACTACAAAGACATCGCTAAGGACCTTGGTAACCGCGCTTATCTTGGCGACTTGAGCAAGGATGCTTACGAGCGTTCGCGCGTTCCCAACATCGCCGGGTTTGAGACTTTCCGCACTGACAACGTGTACAATCAGACCACCAACGGCACGGTCACGGGCACCACGATTTCGGGTAACCAGAGCTTCACCCCGTCGGCCATGACCTCGAACCTACCCACCGATAACCGCCGCATGACCCTCGTCGTGGCTGGTGCCAACATTGCGAACACTGTCGCTGGTGCGGCCTTCACGATTGCCGGCGTTAACCGGGTACATCAGATTGACAAGACCGACACGGGCCAGCTTCAGACCTTCCGCATCATCTCGGGTCAGGGTACCGCCAACCTCGTGATCACCCCCGCGATCATCATCAGCGGGCCCTACCAGAACTGTACCGCTCAGGCCGCTACCGGTGTAGCCGTGACCTTCCTGAACAACGCTACCAAGCCTGTTAACGCCTTCTGGGCTCAGGGTGCGGTTGCTCTCGACTACGGTAAGCTTGCCTTCCCCACCGGCATGGGCGTGGACGTTATGAGCGCCACCACCAAGAACGGCGTCCCGCTGATCATGTCCTACGGCTTCAACCACCTCACGGGTGTCATGACTGCCCGTTTCACTACCTTGTATGCTACCACGGTGCTTGAACCTGAGCAGTGCGGTGTCATCTTGGCGAACCAGACCTAAGGTTAGCGGGGGTGTAAAAGCCCCCGCTTTTTACATTAACAAAGGGGACACGCCATGAAAAAGGGAACCAAGAAAGGATCAAAGAAGGGCGGGAAGGGTTGCTAAATGGGCTACACTAAGCGTCAATTTGTTCAGGAAGCATACTCAGAAATGGGCATGGCCGATTATGTATTCGACCTCACTCCCGAACAGATGCAATCTGCCGTTAGACGCTTAGATGCCATGTTGGCAATGTGGAATGGTCGTGGAATCCGTCTCAACTATCTTCTGTCAACTGACCCTGAGAATGTAAACCTCGATGACGAGACGGATGTTCCTGATTATGCCAATGAAGCGATCATTCTAAACTTGGCAATTAAGATTGCGCCGAGTCACGGCAAGAGTCTGTCACCTGACACTAAAGCTTCAGCTAAGGACGCTTTGAATACTGTATTGAACTACGCCGCTAAACCTTTGGAAATGCGCTATCCGTCTGACATGCCCCGTGGTGCGGGTCACAAGTCGATTGACTTCCCGTTTGCCATTCCTGAGATTGACAACGAGCTTGATGCACCTACTGACTCCATAGGGTTTGAATAATGGACCGACGGCCAACCCGGACCGACACTGTAAACGGCGGTGACCTTGCGGTAATCTACCGTGAGACTGACGCCGGGTATCGTGCTGTCCTAGTCTCGGCGCTGACTGACTACCTCTCGGGCGTTGTCTCGGGTGTAGACGGGAAGTCACTGCTGAACGGCACCGTCCCTCCCGGAGTCCTCGACGGTACGGAAGGCGACTTCTGGATTGACACGGCGTCATGGGACATCTACGGACCAAAAGCCGGGACCGACTGGGGCTTGCCTACTACTTTGGTCGGGCCCCAAGGCGACCCCGGCGTTGCGTTGGTTACCTCTGTCAACAGCTATATCGGGGCCGTGGTGCTGTCAACGCCCGACATTGCCGACACGGCGGCGAAGCGGTATACTTCTGACGCCGAAAAGGCCACGTGGAACGCAAAGCAGAACGCACTTGGGTTCACTCCGGTCCCCGATACTCGCACCGTGGCCGGGAAGGCTCTTTCCTCCGATGTTACGCTTGACAAGACGGACGTTGGACTTGGTAACGTTGACAACACTTCAGATGCCAATAAGCCTGTTTCGACGGCTCAAGCTATCGCTATTGTGGCCAAGGAAAACTCTCTCGGCGTCCCTACCGTTGACGGCTACGTGCTGTCCTCGACTACCGGGGGCGTTCGTTCGTGGGTGGCTCAGAGTGGCGGTGGCGGTGGTGGTATACCCGAGGCTCCCATTGACGGGACAACCTATGGGCGCAAGGATGCCGGATGGGTGGCTGTTGGGGCTAGTCCGACGGGTCAGAAATTCACATTTGTTTTACACGTTGGCGAGAACGCCACGGTAGGGACGAACAAGACTAACATTCTCCCGGTTCCTGCCGTGACTACCATTGACCGAGTGACCGCGATTGCCAAGGTAGCCCCAGTCGGTTCATCGCTCATCTTTGACATCAACCTTAACGGCACGTCGATCTGGGCCGCGACCCCTGCCAACCGTATCGCGATTGTTTCGGGTTCAACTGCCGTAGCGGCACAAACTGTTTTCGACACGACCGCTCTCGCGGTTGACGACCGGCTGACCATCGACATCGACCAAGTGGGAAGTTCGACCCCGGGCCAGGAAATCACTGTTACGGTGTGGGCGCTATGAAACAACCTCGATTTATCATGACTGACAACGGGTTAATTCTTGAGACGGCAATACCGTTGAGCAATGGACAGCGCGAGGCGGCTAGGGTGTTTGCGGTCAAGACATATGCAGACCGTGTTTTCAGAGTTCCCGCAGGAGATCGGCGCGAGGGACTGCTGAAGGTTATTGACGCCCTGAAAAAGAACAATTTTATGGAGCGGGCTATCCCCGCATACGATTCTGACCGGGAGGTTATTTTACATGGCTAACTCATGGACTCTAAACGTACAGGGCCTCGTCTTCGCGGCGAGTAAGGTGATGTGGGGCGTGCTCAACGGCGGCGCCCGCGTCCTCCGGGTGGCCCGCATTGGACTGCTCAACAACCAGACCGCCGCCGTGACGGGCGTGGCCTGTCTCATGGAAATCCGCAAGTACCCTGCGACGATGACATGGACCACGCCGACCGCTGTCACCCCGGTCGCACACGACTCGACGAACTCTGCGCTTTCGTCGGTTACTGCCGGCAATGCCGGCACGCCCGGAGGCTCGACTCCGGTCACCATCCGGCGCATTTTCTGGAGTTCCGACGAACCGTCCATCTCGACGGCGACCTCGGATGAGCTTGAGTGCTTCGTGCCGCTCAACATCATCTGGGATGCGGGCTACGGCGACACCGACGTTCAGAAGCTCGCTCTCCGAACGGGTGAGGGTCTGATGATCTACAACACCACGGGCGCGGCGGGCCTCGTCGATGTCTGGGGCGAGTTCACGGACGCGGCCACCTGATGACGATGCTTGAGGCGTGGACCGCCACACCCCACGGTGGTAAATTGTCACGACCGGAAGGCCCTATTGTCGAGAAGTGGATGGGTGACAAGCCTGGAATGCTGCCATCGTTTGACAGGTGGCTTGTAAAGAACGGCGACAATCTTCCGTCCTCTGACCTCATGGCAGGTGACTGGAATGCCGATACATAAGACCGTCATCGTCAAGCGCCAACTCGAGCCAGGGTCGACCCCTTTCGCAACGGAGATGCCTGTGACCGCAATCACAGGAAACCCCTACAACGAGCACCTTGCCCCGATTGCCATCTTCAACGGGCAGGGCTCAGGTGCGATTTTGAATGTCAAGCTTCTCAACGCAAGGCCCATGACCGGCCCGCAGGCCCTCGTATCCATGCTTGATCTGCAGAGGATTACTGCCCACACAGGCGGCACGCCGCTGATTCCTGTCAAGCTCGATTCGGCCTCGGCAGATCTTCCCGCTCAGGTGACCGTACTGTTTGCCGCCGACTCGACGACTGGGGCAACCTCGATCAGGCGAGACTTCGTGTGCTCTGGTGCCAACTTCACCCGTGCCTTGGCTAACCTTTCTTCGATGCTCAACGGCGACTCGCGCACGGGCTTCGACTCGGGCGAGTTCATCCGCTCATCCGGTGCTGATGTTGACTGTCAAAAGCACGTGCTCAGGGAGGGCGAAGGGCTCGCGCTCAAGTTCTCAGCAAACGGCCCGACATTCTGCTTCGGTATCATGGTTCTCGTCCGCAACCCCGCAACGGGCGCGACCTACCGGTTCAACGACATGATCGAGCCACGCTTCATGTCCGGCTCTGCCGTATGGTCGCTGGTCAACGGCGCGGGCTCCGGCGTGATCCTCGAGCTGTCGCGCATCCAGATCCGCGAGCTGGGGACCGACGAGGTTCCGTACATCACCTATGAGCCGATCGACGGCATCGACTGGTCGAGCGAGGACGCGATCTACCTCATGGCCGACAGCGCCGAGACGTTGCCGACTCAGGTGTACATCAAGAAAAACTGCGTCACCACCCGCGCGGGCGCCAAGTACGGCGGCATCGTGACCAGTCCAGCGTATAGACGACTCACATTAGCAGAACCGCCATGGGGGCCTGGAATCTCCGGTGGTCCTCAAGTTGCGCGCCGTGGTATCTTTAGTCCCGATATGGACACAAGGGGCGCGGCTCCTATAACATTGCGTGAGGGGCAAGGGATTGCCCTGTTGATACGCAACGCATCGGCCCAATTGTATCACGAGTTTACTGCCACTATTGACATCGAAAGTCCTGACCCTGTTGTTGGCGGTGGCGCTACTTCATTCGCATATTAAGGAGCATATCATGGCACTTTCCAGAACCGACGTAATTGACGATACCGACCTCTTCACGGTTTACAAGACCTCAGACGTTGACTATAGGGCGGCTCCTGTCTCGGCTGTTGTGACCTACATGCAAGACAATCTGACGTTTCCCGGCAACTACGCCAGACAGTATTCTAGCCCGTCGGCTAGTCCGTTCACTTTGGCTATCACGAGTGGGAACCAAGACATTCACCTCATCTTGACCCCGACCGGAACCATGGCCGTGGGCACACTGACGCTTCCCTTGGCCTCCGGGTGTCTTGACGGTCAACGGGTGCTAGTGAATACCACGGCGGCAGTGACCACGCTCAACATCGGCCTCAACGGTGCCGTTGTGGCTGTCGGTGCTCCTTCTACTCTCGCGGCTAACGCCTACTTTACTTTGACCTACGACGCCGTTACGACGAATTGGTATAGGGTCGGGTAAGGTAAGGCTATGGCCCAAATCCCGATCCTCGGCGGAATCTACACGGACGAAAAGGCCGACTTTCGCCAAGCCTACCCGATCAACCTGAAACCCGTGGCCATGACCAACGGGATCTCACAAGGCTACCTGCGGCCCATCGACGGCATTGTGAAGCAAGGCGACGCGCCGGGCGAATCGCGGGGCGGGATTAACTGGAATGGTACTTTGTACCGTGTTCTCGGGACCGAGTTTTGTAGCATTGACTCTGACGGACTAATCACCCCGATTGCAGACGTTGGCGTAGGTGGTCCGTGTACCTTTGACTATTCTTTCACGCTTCTAGCCATCGCCTCGGGTGGTAACCTCTACTACTACGACGGCGCAACGGTAACCAAGGTCACGGACCCGAACCTCGGCGTCTGTCTCGACGTTGTTTGGGCTGACGGGTACTTTGTCTCGACTGACGGAGAGTTCCTTGTCAACTCGACTATTGCCGACCCGTTCGTGTGGAATCCACTAGGGTACAACTCAAGCGAAATCGACCCGGACCCCATCTTGGGCGTGTTCAAACTCCGAAACGAACTGTACGCCGTGAACCGATACACCGTCGAGGTGTTCCGCAATGTTGGGACTACGCCGTCGCCTTTCCAAAGAATCACGGGCGCTCAGATTCAGTTAGGCGCGGTCGGTACTCATGCCGCTTGTGTGTACAATGACTCGATTGCTTTTGTCGGTTCTGGACGCAATGAATCACCCGGCATTTACCTCGGCGTCAAGGCGCAATCGGTCAAGATTTCCACACGGGAAATTGACACGGTACTAGAAGTGTACTCTGAGGCTCAACTGTCTCAAGTGACGCTAGAGGCTAAGTCATCGAAGGGACAGAATCACTTATGGGTACAACTCCCCGACCGGACTCTTGTCTACGACGCCGAGGCGTCCGTTGCTATCGGGCAAGCGGTGTGGTTCACGATGGTATCGGGCGAGTCTGGACTCAACGCCTACACGGCTTCTGACATCGTTTGGTGCTACAACCGATGGAACGTGGCCGATCCGATTAACGCGCGCTACGGCTACCTCACCGACTCGATTTCATCGCAATGGGGCGAACTGTCCTATTGGGAGTTTGGCACCACGATTGTGTACAACGAAGGCCGGGGGGCTATCTTCCATCAGCTAGAGCTTGTGTGTCTGACGGGCCGAATCGAGCTAGGGAAAGATCCCGTGATTACCACGTCGTACTCAACCGATGGCGAAACGTGGAGCGCCGAGAAGCCTATCAAAGCCGGGAAGATCGGGGACCGTCAGAAAAGGCTAGTGTGGTTTCAGCAAGGGCATATGAGGAATTGGCGCATACAAAAGTTCCATGGTAATTCTGACGCCTTCTTGTCTATCGCTAGGTTGGAAGTACAGTTGGAGCCGTTGGCATGAGTTACAAACTAGGGCTTGCGCGGAATCAATACGGGTTTACCAAAGATCACGACGTTGTGGACCACTTTGAGCGAATGTCGGATGCGGTGAATAGCGTCTCCGGTATGGCCGGAATCGGTATCGACACCGACCCCACCCTTGCCGCTGATTCTGATACTTTGGTTGCAAGTCAGAAGGCTACGAAGGAGTATGTGGATACTGAGGTTGGGGCGGTGGCCGCGAATGTCGGGACAAAGTTTAGCCACTACAGCGGAGGAAACGTAAGCGGAACTATAACACTACCAACAATCGCAATTAATGAGACAATGATGGCGTGGTATACTACGGCAGTTTCTACGAATGTAACGCTGACTCTCCCGGCCACCGGAACGTTTAACATAATGAGACATTCCGGACCAAACCAAGATGGGACGACTAATAATGGATCTGGAAGGTATCAGGTTGCTGGTGGATCAACGTTGATTGCTTATGGCAATGCTGGATTCATATCTATCCATCATGTCACCTACACTCGAACAGCCTAGTCTTGCATTCAGTATTACTTTGTGTTACTATTGATCTAAGCCGAGTTTCGAGAGTTCCGGCGCTCAAATCCTTTTCTTTTTTCGGGGGGTGGGCGTATGGCTGGCAGTCTTTGGGGATGGATGACCGGGGCCGATGACAAGGCTAGGGCCGCGAGAAGGGCCGCGAGCGCACAAACTAGCGCGACACAATCAGCAATAGAAACATCTAGGCTTGCCACTGAGCAGGCCATGGCGCAACTTAACCCCTACACGCAAGCGGGAAGCGCCGCACTCGCTCAACAGCAGAACATTCTAGGACTAAACGGGGCGGGCGCACAAGGTGACGCCTATGCTCAGATCCAAGGTTCCCCTGCTTTCCAGGCCATGGGCAAAGCTGGACAGGACGCTATTCTTGCTCAGGCTTCGGCAACGGGTGGCGTTCGTGGTGGCAATACTCAAGGGGCGCTTGCCCAATTCGGTACTCAGAATCTTGCCAACCTCATGCAACAGCAGTACAGTCAACTCGGCGGACTGTCTCAGATGGGCTACGGTGCCGCTGGTCAACAGGGAAACATGCTCTATAACGCCGGGGTGACTCAGGGCGGCTATCAGCAGGACTTGGGTGCGATTAAGGCCGGGTCAATCTTGGGTCAACAGCAGGCGTATTCTGATGCTAGCCCGTGGAACTTATTCGGTCAGGGGTTGGGGCTTGTCGCCGGATCGGGATGGAACCCCTTCGGTGGAGGTAAAACGCAATGATCCAAAACCCGGTTAACTATACCATTAGCGGCGGTGGCGGGATCATGAACTTGATTCCCGGGATTTCTCAGGGCATGACACTCGGTAACCAATTCGCTCAGATTCAACAGAACCAACTCGCCGCGCAACAGGCTCAAGACATGGCACTCGCCAAGGCCGAAGAAGAAAAGGCGAAGGCGGCTAGGTTGGCCGAGATTCGGGCTAAGATTGCAGACAGGACGTTCACCCCCGGTGATCTTGCCGAATATGCCGAGAAGGTGAGCCCGGAAGCGGCTAAACAAGTGCGAGAGTATATTACTACTCTTTCCGAACAGGAACGGGACGGACATCTTTCAAGCATTTCTAAGCCTTGGGCCGCACTAGCATCTGGTGAGCCTGCCGTGGCAAAAGACCTTATCGGCATGACCATCGATGGGTATAAGAGAGTTGGAGACGAAGAGGCCGTAGCGTATCTTACGAATGTACAGAATGACATAGACGAAGACCCCAACGGTGCTCTTGAGTCTCTTAGCATTTTCATCTCCGCTTTTCCCAAGGGTAAGGACGTTGTACAGTCTTACATTGATCAGAAAAAGGCACCCGGCGATCGTGCCAAGACTCAATCCGACATATTGAAAATCGCAAAGGACATGGAATACACCGACGCTCAGATTGCGAAGATGAACTATGAAATGAAGTTGGCTCAGGAAGGCAAGCTACCTCCCGAGAAAATGTTCGAGCAAGAGGAAAAGCTACGGAAGGAATTGAACCTCCGCACGGCGCTTTATCAGGACTTGGGCACTACCTACGGCAATCTTCAAGAGTCGGCGAGTGCCAAGACTGGTGCTGGTGACATTGCTCTCATTACCTCGTTCATGAAGATGCTTGACCCCGGATCGGTTGTGCGTGAAACCGAGTTCGCTAAGGCTCAGGATACGGGAGGACTTGTTACCCAACTTCAAGGCATGATCGAAAAAGCCAAGACTGGTAAGATTTTCCCCGATACCAAGGAGGGTCAAAAACAGCGTCAGGATTACGTTGACCTTGCCTTGAAATATTATCAGAGTGCCCAAAGAAAGAAAGAACAAGACATTGGGTTTTTTCAGGGGATTGCTCAAGGATATGGTTTGGACTTCAACAAAATAAACCCGGACTATGCCTTTGAAACTGGGAAGGGTGGTTTGTAATGGCGTGGAACTACGAAGGAAAAGACGGAACTGTCGTTCTAGGGATTGACGGAAACAAGCCGTCTAACCCTGACGAATACCTCAACGCCAACCCTGACGTAAAGGCCAGAGTGGTCGAGACGTTGACTAGGCTCCGCGCCTCGGGTGAACGTTCCGGGGTTATCGGTGGCGGAACTCCCCCGAAGCAAACTCAAGGAAGCCCCACCACCAAACAATCCGTAAAGCCTCAGCAGGCCACACCAGAGCCCGCTAGCCCGATGGCCGCAACGCCTCAGGCCGTCGCACAACCCGCAGAGCAACCCGGCATCCTCGACGCCCCCATCCTCCCAGAACTCGCCGGAACGGCTCCGGGCTACGCCGAGTCTGACCGTCAGATGCTTGCCGCCGGAATGTCGCCGGAACAGGTGGCGCAACTGCGGGCGATGAACCCGGCACCTGACCAAACGCCAACGACGCTTGCCGGTCTAGGCGGTGCCGTTGCCCGTGGTAACCCGTTGACTCAGACCATGGGACTTGTCGGGGACTTGGCAAACTCGGCGGTTACTGCTTTGGGTGGAAAGCCGATTGTCCTGAACCCGAATGATCCCGATGCCGCAAGCAAGCCCCCGAGCCAGCAGATCCAAGAGTACTTGACTTCCCTTGGCGTCAAAGATCCCGCATCTGAAACGGAAAAGTTTACTGAACTGTTGGCCAACTTCATGCCGATGGGGTCGCCTGCAATGTCAACCAAGGCTAGGGCCGCTTTCAAGCCTGCCACCGGAGAACTCGCCCAGATGGTCAAAGAGTCCCCGGTGCCCATGATGACCTCTGACGTATTCCCTCCCAAGGGCAAGGCCGCTACCACGTTCCAAGACTTGGGGGAACAGAATCCGCTTTCCGGTTCCGCCAAAGCTAGGGCCACTCAACAGGATTCACGGGTCAAGGCCGTGCAGGACTTGTTTGATCGGTACAACGTGGACACTGCTATAACGGTCACTGATGACGTTATGGCGGACCTTCTCAAGACACGTGGTGCTGAGGTCAAGAAGTGGACGGACCTCAAGGCGGGCGTGGTAGAACGTGCCGACGCTACCGGGCAAATGGTTCCGGTTGACAATACCCTTGCGACAATTGACTCAGAGATTGCACGATTGAAGGGAATCAACAATCGGCAACTTGACCCGGCGATTGCAGAGCTTGAGGGCTTCGGCTTCGTTCTCAGCCGTGACAGTCTTTTCCTTCCCACGTATCATTACCTTGAAGTCGTATAGTTCCATTATGGTTTGACTCCCTTGGTGGTGGAGGTGCTAACCTTCTTCTTTTCAGGAACCACCACAACAACCTCTTCCGTTTGTTCGTCTTTCTTGGGAACAACCTCAGAAACAGTGAAGTCATAAAATCCCAAGTTGTCCGGGTTCAGTCCTCGACGCTCGGCGATTCCTCGATAAGTCCTTTCAACTGATTTCGCAGATTCAACATTCTTGTCATATATAGCCCTTGCTTGAGATATGAACTTTTCCCTAACAGCAGGTTTTATAGAAGCCTCAGAATTACTAAGAAGTGCGTTGTACAGGTCCCGGACCTGAGCATCCACACCACCCGCATTTCTAGCGTCAACCTGTTCCCCCGCCATGACGGTTGATCTTGGGTCTTGCATCTTCATGAAGTTGTACACAAGTGCAATGTCGCCGGGCTTTGAATTCTCGGCTCCCTTTATATTTTCATAAAACGTCTTCATTTGTAGAGAGTTTTGAACGGGAATCGACCTGCTGTATCGATCATTCAAGTCATTTTCAGCGTCAGGTACTTTATCGGGTGCAATCTTTCCACCATCGGAATACTTCTTTTCCCATTCCTTGGCTTCAATGTTGGCCTTGATTTCAGCGGCCCTTTGATCGTTCAAGAGTTTTTCAGAGAGTGTCTTATCTCGGTCACCCGGAGCTGCAAAGTCCTTATTCTTCTGGTCCTGTTGGCTACGGTAGTTATCAACAGCCTCTTTCCCCTTAGGGAACGCCGGGAGAAACATACTCAGAGATTCAAAGGCGTCCTCGGGATCTTCGTCGATTCTATTTACAATTCCCGTCAAGAAGCCTATCGCTTCCATATCTCCCTTTGTTTTGTATCCATCGATTACATCATTCAATTCCCTTTTCGCAAGGTCATAATCCTTTGAAGCCATAGCCGCCCAAGGTCTCAAGAGACTAGAAAGATATCCGTTCTGTTCCGCTTCATCCATGGATTCGATAGCACCGCGAACCTCTTTCATAGCCTCGGGAGAAGTGAGTTCACCATACTCGGCA